GACTGGAGGTTAGTATCTAAGCGCTGTCCTACTTCAGCTCCAATCTTTTCTCGTACAAGAGTTTCTGTTTCCTTAACAAGAGATTTTGTGTCAGCGTCTTTCCCTTTTTCTCCCTTAGGTCCAGTATCACCTTTTGGTCCGGCTACCTTAGATGCTGCACCTGCATCTCCCTTATCACCTTTATCACCTTTGTCACCTTTGTCTCCCTTATCACCTTTTACAGAGTCACCTTTGTCTCCCTTGGGACCTACAACTTCTGAGTCGGCTCCAGTGTCCCCTTTATCACCCTTTATAGAATCACCTTTTACTCCTTTAGGTCCACGCAACATACCCCACAAGGCTTTGCCTGCTTCGTTTTCATTAAAATTATCGTCAGAGTCATCCTCCTGTCGTCCAGTAATTTCTACTTTCTGCACATCTTTAGGTTCAGTGTTTTTTGCGATTTGGTCTAAAGGCTCCTTTAAACTGTCGGTGTTTTCTTGGCTTTGCACAATTTGAGCCTCCTGATTTTTAGTTATTTCGTCAGTTTTCATCGCTGCCGCAGCAGTATTACCCGCAACTTCGTTGAGTTTTTCATTGCCTTCGATGCCATTCTTGATGATAGCCTCTGTTGCTGGATCTGATCCTTGTGGTTCTTGTTGTTCAGGGTTCATATGTTGACTAATTATACCACGAGGGGTATGGTGTGGGTAATGGAATCTGCAAAACTTTTAATGCTCTACGTCGTAATCCCTTTCATAGTAACCTTCTGGTTAGCTGAAAAGATTGACTGGTTTATATCTTCGGTAATTTAGGCAGACTTGGTAAGTCTCCTGCTGCTGACGTACTCGGTAGTTTAGGTAACTTAGGTAGGCCTTCCTCTGTTGTGGTGCCTGTCCCTTCTTTGTATTCTTGCTTCTGCGCTCCTCGCCCAAACCACCAGTAATACAACTTACCTGCAATTGGAATACTCTGAACTGACTCTGAGCCGTACCTCTCACCTTTGAGGGGTCCTTTTTCGTAAGTCTTTTCGTTCAATACGTTGGAGACATCTTTTGAACCTCTATCAAGGATACTAGCCGGGAACAGAATTTTCTTCATAACAGTTGTCCCGAATCCTTCTTGTCGTGCTTTGTATACATCGTACTTAGATGCACCAACAAGACGCCACATGTTGTCTACAATACGGTCTTCCATTGGAGTATCTCGACCTAGAATCTGGTCTTTGATTTCGTCTGCGGTAGCGTTGGCTGCTACAAAGGTGCCTGCCAGAAGCATCATGTTCTTTACTCCCTTAGCTGCTTTTGTTTTATCACCAGATACAATATCGTCGATAGCTTCTCGACGAAACACATCAATCTGTTTAATTGTAAACGATTTAAGCATGTAGAAAATACGCCCGTTTGGCATTTCCAGGTACTTTTGTGGCATCTCTGACTTCGCGACAGGCTGGAAGTCTAACAGACGACTGAATAGAACCAGCTTAGTATCCTCTGTGAGTGAACCTTGCCGGAACTGTTCTTTAACGACCTGTGCCTCCTCTGCGTCAAACCATCGATTCAACTCTACATCTAATCTATCGTCTCCGCTTTTAGCCCAAGATTGTAGCTTACTCATGTTTCCATTAACAAGCGTCTCTTTACCGAGACGGTCCATTCGATTGAGTCCAGTTGCTTTGAATACTGTCTCTAGCGCTTTCCCTGATTTAGTTTGATTGGCAAACTCTTGAGTAATCTGTTCAATACCTAAGTCCTCTTTTGTAATTCTGTTTTTACTAAAAGACTTCTTTACCCCCTTAGCTGTGTGCCAGATACCGTTGTCATACAAAGAGAAGGCGATGTCACCTAGCTGAGTAACTGCTGATATCATGCTACCCATAGTTGAAATGTATTCTGCATTACGGTATACATCCAATACGCCATTCATTTTTCCTCGGTGGAATCGGGCTTTCAAAATGTCTGAAACAACACTCTCTTGGTCAGGTTTGATTTTACCTTGCTCAATTAAGTCAAATACGTATGCGCCAATACTGTCTTCTGCGGAGATATCTTCTACTTCTGTATTCTTTGGTCGTTTACCAAAGAACTTCCGTCCTTCGATTTCGTCATTCATTCGGATAACGTATGTGGTAAGGGCACTATCTGATGACTCGTAGAACTGGTTGAGTTCGTCGTCTAGTACTTCTAGAGTACGACCTTTGGCAAAGTTTGGATTAGCTAATGCTGTTTTGTCTCCATAACCCCGGATAAAGTTATTTACAACTCCGGAGATTTCTTCTGGGGTCATGTCTGTGTACTTTACTCCCTTCTTCTCTGCTGCTGCTTCTACAGCTGCTCGGATACTACTCCAGTCGTCTCGACCTCGGAGGTACGCCAAAAACTTTTGAGGGTTCTTAACCATCCGCGGGAAGTAGTCTTTTCGATAGCTAATATCCATCCCTACTGCCTCTGCTCGCTCAAAGATGTCGTCCATTACTGCTCTAGTCCTGTTGAGTTCATCCTGAATTCCGTATTTAACAGACAAAGCATCAATGATTTCTGAGTCTCCATTCTTCCTAGCAAGGTCAAATAGAGCCTGATCTTCACCTGACATCTTTTTTGTAGCATCAAGCAAGGGTTTAATCTCCACGTTTTGAAGGTGAGTCTTTTGTGTAACACTATTTTCAAACTTCCGTAACTGCACCTTTAGTTCGGGGTTTATCCGCTCTAGTCTTGAAGAGATCGGCGTTAGGAGTTCTCCAGTAAGCCTATTCAATTCACCTTTTGAAGTTGCTGACTTGGCAGCTTCAGCCAGTTCGTTATCTTGACTAACAGGTTTACGGGCTGATGCTGAGTACCGTTCTTTAATAGCTCGTTGGACAGTTTCGTCAGCCTGACCGGTTTCGATAGATTGACGGATGTTCTCTGGCAATTTAGGTAGGGCTGGAAGTTTATTGGCTACCTCAGTACTTGCTTCTCGCTGAACCATCGAGACTGGTTTGATGATAACTTCACTCTTCAGATTATTGAAACTCTTAACAGCGTCTGGCTCGACGCCTTCTACTTTTGAGAGTTGCTGTACAGCTCTAGCGTCGGTTGTATCAATCAACACTTCTTCTGGATTAAATGTCCTTGTCACCAGATCAGAGTCTTTTGATTTTACTTTACTCCAAGACTGGAACTCAGTGTTATTAACATCTCCAGAACGATATAGAGTTATTGGCTTCTTCGGTTTAATGTTTGCTATAGAGATATCGTCTAGCACTTCTTGTGTCATCCCCCGGCGATTAAACACAGTAATCCACTCTTTTAGAGCTTGAATACTAGTTGGCTTAATTTCAGCTGAGATAGTAGTTGGAACAACTCTCTGGGATGTAACTTCGTCTACTCCTCTGACTGCTTTTGGTAAGGTTGATGGAGTATCAGGTGTGACAACCTTACCTTTAAGTGTAAGTCCCTTACCTTGAAGGGGGACTTCAGCATCTCTCCCAACTTTAGGTAGATTTGGTAGCGATTCTGTTTGTTTGATAGATCCAGTCTCCTTCAGGTTGTCAAAAAATTTCTGGGCCTGAACATCATCTGAAATGTTCAGTATGTCTTTTATAATTCTATTGTCAGCCTTGATACCCAGACCGGTAACTAGGTCAAAAGCCTCTTTTTCTGTCTTAGCTCCAATAAACTTTCGCAGCAGTCTACTTGGAATCTTTTTAACCATCCCAACAATCTCTGGGGAAAATATCTTTGTGTCAGCTGTAATTGGTTGACCTGGTAGGTCCAAAGGTATCCCACTCTTCAGAATTTCTGCTCTTACTTTTTCCTGTAGTTCCTCCTGTGAAATTCCTGGGTTATTTTCATAGACTGTATTGATGATGTCATTTGGAGTCGGTGCTAGAAACCTTCCAACTTTTGCAATTGGTTCATAGAAGTCGCGTTCTAAACTTTTTTCAAACCTAGAATCTCCTGGGATAGCACGAATAGCTTTCCTAAAAAAGTTTGTTTTCTTTGGTGCCACCTGGCTGATTGTTGAACCTTCATTAAGGATAGATCGCTGTTGAGCTACCGTTTGTTTGGGCTGCGGTAGAGTGCCTAACGAGGCTGTCGCCAGCTGAACCTTTTGTTTAGTAGGGAATAAATCCTGGTAACTTTTAGGAAAAGTATTCTTATTTTGTCCAATTGGCGTATACCCACCACCTTTCTTGGTTTGTGAGATTGGTTGATACGCCATATTATTGCATTTGTTTTAGAATCTCTTGGTCAGAGAAACCTGCTTCCCGATAAGAGTTAACCACACCATCAAGGTATTTAAGATACTCTCCTGTATTAACATCTTTACGATTGAACACTCCTTCTCCCATATCCCCAAATCCAGCTTCGGCTGCGGCTTCTTCAAGCTGACTTGTTGTGAAGAGTTTACTAAAATAATCTTGAGATAAGAATTGCTCTCCTGGTCCTTCTTCAGCACCGTATGCTTTTTCTAATGCTAGTATTTGCTGGTCAGTTGCTCCATTGAGTCTTGCATTTTCAATAACAGCAGGAAGCCCGTTTGCTCGTACGTCTGAGTCAATCGTAACCATATCTCCTTCTGACCACCCTCCAGCTGATAGAGTTTGTTCATCAGTCGTTGAGAAAGTTGATCCACCTGTTCCACCTCCTTTTGGAGCAAATGTCTTAGGGTTCTTGAATGTTTCACCCGTAGTTGTGTCATACAGCATGTTGCCTTCTGACAGTTTAATAACTTTACCTGACTCTATATCAGCGTCAATCTTCCTAATCTCTGCTTCTGTCTTGCGTGTCTCTAGTCCAGCTACTGCACCTTGTGCGTCTGCCTGTGACTTATAAACAGCATATCCATTCCGTAGTTCGTCTTCAGCGATACCTGACTCAGTTGCAAAGGCGTTAAGTTCCTCTGGTGATAGGTCCTCGATGTCGATACCTTGTGCTAGTAGCGATTCTGCAAAGGCGTTGATGTTGTTCTGTCGTCGTTCCTTCTGTCCCTTGATGTCTGCTAATACAGCATCAGCGTTAGTGCTGTATGCGAGCCGTCGTTGCTCTACGTCAGCTAGTGCTGCGGAGCGCACCTCGCCCATAATGTTACCAATCTTTGCTTGTCGTTCAGCCTGAATACCACGCTGTTCTTGCGTGTTAGCTCCAATCTGTGCCTGCTTCTGTGCTCCTGCAAAGTCACTTCCTAGAATACCTCCTCTAGCACCGATAGCTCGTGTTGAACCAATCCGGCCTTGACCTTGGACTCGCGCTTCATTTAAAAGTTGGTCGTATACTTGGTTAGTTGCATCAATCTCGGCTTGGTGCAATTTAAGCTGTGCAAGTTGCGATCGGCGCTGTTCTGCTTCTACATCAAATGGAGCTGTTGTTGTCCCTTGTTCCACACCAGGTGCGGCAAAGCCTGAGCCTTCTTCACGCTGATTTAAGATATCTTGGATACGTAGAGCTTCTGTCTTGATGCCTTGCAGCGTCTCCATATTAGTTGGCGCTGGTTCAGCAACAGGCTCACCAGTTACTACTGATTGAGCTGGGGCTGATTGTGCTGGGGCTGCAACAGGTGCGGGTACGTTATTCAATAGAGGATTGTTCCCAGTCATAACACCGCCGTCAATTGTTGACATTCCTGCTGGTGCGTTTCGCTCTGCGTCTGTTAGGTTGATAGGCATATTAGTATTTTATATTTCACCCTCTGCTTCCCAGATAACAACGCCACCTTGGTCGTATGTGCCTGTCTCTGTGTAACGAATAATAAAGCTTGTGTCTGTAATACTTTGCACACTAAAAGTCATGTAATAGTCAGGCCAGTTGTTTACGTCATAAAGTCGAGTACTCTCCGAGACTTGACTACTTGTTCCGTTAACAATTGAGGCTAGAGCAGAAAGTGCGCCATTTGCATAAACACACTCCAGTCTCATTGAATCAGGGGTTGACGCCGCAACTACATTTTGTGCAGTAAATCTAATAACTGAAGGCCTGAATCCTGTAGTTAGAGTTACGTCAGTAGTTACCGTACCGATTGAAAACGTACCAGCTGCACGCCTTTGTCCTTTTTGGATAAGCAATTCAGTTTCGCTGATTGCTACCCCTACCAATATTTCGTTTGTGCCTATTGTTGTGCCAATAGTTCCGACTGCATCTTGGACATAGTATTCTTCACCTTCTGCAAGTCCTGTAAAGCCTGAAACAATCCCTGAGAACTGAACATTAAAGTCCCCTGCGTTTACACCATTTGTAATAGCAAATCCTAGATACTTCATTGCTGCTGTATCATTTGCGTCACAAGCATAAAACTCATTGTCTGTCGTATTTTGATAGACAGGTACTGGAAGTGTTGCTCCGTTAATGGTTGCTCCAGCTGTTACCGTTTTTGATTTCACTTTGTAGGGGTTGGTGGCAGATGGGGTTCCACCATCTCCAACTAAGGCTGCCTTTTCATCAGTCGTTAGTGATTCTGGAGTTACTGGTACAAGCAACAGCTCTGTTGTACTAAGCGCTACACCAATTACTCGGTTGGTTGTACCAGCTGACGTTCCAAAGACTCCTGCCACGTCTGTTGCGTAGTAAGTCGCTCCAGCTGTTAGACCAGTAGTTGTGTACGACCCTGAGATTTGTACACCTCCTGTAATAGCAGCTCCATCTGTACCAGCGCCTAATGCTATACCCATATGCACGCCGTTTACTTCCACTGCGACACTTGCGTCTGCTAGGTACCATTCTTGGTCTGAAGTCTTAAAATAAACCAGTTTACCTGCTGCCACTGTTTCCCCTGCGTTTACTCCTGTGACAATTTGACTATCAAAAGCTACTGTACCTCCTGTAATGTTATCTAAAACGTATGCTACTGTTGCTAGCTCCTTTCGGTCTGTTAGAGTTGGCTCTGCATCGTATGAAATTGGATTGGCTCCATCTACTGTTTCCTGTCCACGTAGGATGTCCACTACTCGTTGAATAGCGGCAAAGTCTGAGAGGATTGCTGGAGCACCTACACGGTGTGCTCGGGCAGCACCACTTGACTCAACACCTTGGCGAGATACAGATACAACTGATGTAAGATTTGTACCATTAAGCTGTCCCAGGAGATACTCTTTGTTACTTGACCCGTTATCAACAGTAAAGCAGTACTTACCAGCTGGCAGTGCGTTACCATCGTCGTCATTTGCTGATGACAATGTGATTGATGTGTCGCCGATAGAGATAGCGGCAGCTAATTGTAATTCGACGTCAGCGTAAGCTAGAGGGATTTTGTTCATACAGTTTTTGTTAATACTTTATCTACACTCCAGTTATAAGTATAGTATCTTTGAGCTAAAGTGCTACGTTTAAACCCTAATTCTTTAGCCCAATCAGTTAGTGTTTTTAATTGTCCTTTATAGGATACTAAATTTTGATTCCTCCGATTATTTGCTTGTTCTTTTCGTGTAGCCCATCGGCAATTTGTTTTACAATACGGCCCGTCATTATTGATACGATCTAAGGATAAACCTGGGCCATAGCCTTCTTTAACATCTTTAGCAAAAGCTTTAAAATCATTCCAATCTTTACAGATAGTAATTCCTCTAGCACCATGACTTTTATAAGATGTAGCAGTTGGATTCAAGCAACGTTGCCTCATCATCTTCCATGTAATGTACAGAGGGTGATTTTTATTTCTTATGTACGATGTTTTCCATTTATTGGCCATATATTGTTTAAACAAACCCCCGCCTGTTTCATATAATTATACCACGTTTAATAAGCTGGGGAGTTCTCGTCGGTTGTGGCTCCATCGAGAGATACATTTTGTTTTGTTCGGAATTTCTTTGGTAGTTTATCCTCGTACGTCCAGATGTCTTGGTCAGTCAATTGCTGGATAGCACAGTACCCGTAGCCCAGCGCTTCTAGTCTCACCTTTCGTGTTCGGAACTTAGGTAGTCGCATCTTAATCTCCATCAAGAACGGATAGACAGTTGTTTCATCACCTCCTCCAATAGTGTCTTGCCCTACGAACGTTGTACCGATAGCATAGGTAGAGTTGTAACTCACGTAGTCACCTGATCCTAGAATAGTTCCTACAAGCTGATATTCACCACCGTCTACAGCTACTTTCACTGCAATAGATTGAGCTGGGTCGATTAGCCCTCGGAATCGGAGTCTCTTTGTTTTCTTTAAAGCGGCTTCTGAATATCGATCAGCCTTTGATTCCCAGTAATTAGTTACCTTTGTGCTCATATCATCAAATCCACTGAATAGCTCGTATGTAGTTTGTGATAAAGGATCACCTCCATACAGGAGTCCTCCGTCTTTAGCGAAGCAACGTATGCCGTATGGTGCGACATCGACTGTCTTCTCTACCATATCTCCCATCAATAGTCGGTTGTTCTCTCCGTCCTCGTCTGCACAAGCAATAACGATGAACTTATCCCATGCCTCCATAGCAATGTCTGTAAAGGTGTAGTTCTCAAACTTGAAGTGAGGGAACTGTGGAGTCGTCAAGAAGTCATCTCCTACTGGGTTACGCTGTAGGATGTTTACTGTCGGCTTACTAGGATTCCCTGTGTTCATAAACATGATACCCGTACTTGTAGCGACTGCTGACCGCAGGGTGTTCACACCGATGTCAGATCGGATAAGTAAGTTAGTAGGGTTCACATCGAGGATGTCTAAGGTGAACTGGTACACAGAATTCTCCTTGAAAGAGAAGTAAGACCCGTCATGCGGGATGACCACCTTAATACCGTCACCTCCCTTATCCTGTCGTACAACAAACCCTTCTCCAGCTGCTCGTGTAGCAGACTTACTGAAGTCCATTACGCCTAGTGCTGTACTGTCCTCCCATTGGTAGGTACATGTTACTGCACCAGTAGTTGTTGCATCAAAGGTTACTGCGTATACCCCAGAAGTAAAGTTGACTGTACCAGATCCATCAGAAGCGCTAGTAGCACTACCAGTAAAATCAATAGTGATGGATTGTGTACCATCAGTGAATACCGCGCCAAAGCACGTTCTTTTCGCACCACCAGCTTTGAACGCCAGTGTTCCAGGGTAAGCAGTGGAGCCAAGCGACCCGATAGCTTCATCAGCGATGGTCGTATATACGTCACTATCTTGTGCGTCGATATATGAACCATAGAGCCCAGTTGCATCATCTTTCGTGTTCCACATGATGCTACGTCCTTTATCAATGAAGAAATATCCTTTAAAGTTTTTTGTACTATCATAAACATCTGTGTAGCTATCTGGATTAGCTGTTACTATTTTGAATAAACCGTCTTCTGGACCACCAATGAACACTGCGTTCCCAGCTAAGGATGCGTAGTTACTGAATGTCACCTCTGCATTAGGGAGTCCGGTAATGGTATCTGCCCAGGTTGTGCCGTTGAAATACTGTACCTTGCCCTCTGTACCGTCCCACACCTTACGGAATCGAACTGAAGTACCATCTGTCTTGAAACCTGTGTGCTCTGCGAGTACACGACCTGTGAGGCCCTCTGCGCCTTGCGCTTGGCGACCGTACATTAGCTCGATACGCGCGTCCTTAGTCAACCAGCCCAAAGACTCCGATGCAGCATCGTTTGGGATTAGTTCATCGCTGAGCAAGTTGTGTGTGCCAGAAATGAAGGCTGGGATGTCTCGGCGGTCTTTAGCCATAATTAAATTTGCACCAATTGGCTATTCCACAATTTAGCGTTGTTAAGGATGTCTAGGGCTGCGTTAGTGTTCTCGGCAGCATAACTTTTCATCTTTGGGGCCTGCTGGATCATGAAATCATCTGCGGCCATAAAGTGAAATAGACCGTCATGGTACTCAGCTGGGAACCACGGGGTGTCTGTCAGGGTTAGATTTGCTTTCTGTGCGTGATAATCGTATTCGATTGCTTCTACCTTAGTAGGAGTAGCTGTAAAAGCTAGAGTTGAGTTAGCGTAGTCGATGTACGCGTAGTTGTTGTTGTTTCGATACTGTCGTCGGTCTGACCACGATACAACTTTAATTGGTGCGTAGTCTGTTCCACGGAACACAACTGGACGTCCAGCTTCTTCAGAAGCATCAGTGAAGTTGTTGTTAGCTGTGAGGTACAGGAAATCATCTGGTAGAGCTACTGTTGCTACCGATGTGGAGGTTGTCCCAGAGAATTCTGATTTGGTTCCTTCCCACGTATGAGATGAATTCCAGAACCGGTAAACCTTGTTTAACAAGTCAAGCTCCTCCTGGGTAGAAAGCTCGGTTGTGTCGTCGAGATATAGCTCGAACTTCGTTATGATTTCTGCTGCTGTCATATCACTATTATACCATTTATCGAGTACCCATCCCTAACCCCAGAAGGGTCAGAGTGGAAAGTCGATGTTAGACAGCGATTTTCACTTGAACAAATTTCTTTGCTCCATCTGCGAAAGTCTTGATACCAGCTAGGTATGAAGAGAATACTACAGTTGCTCGTTGTCGAGATTCAGTTCGCATATCAACTGGTGATAGGTCCTGAACTACAAGGTCGATAGCTCCTTTCTTACCGAAGTAACAGTTTAGCCATTCAACTACAGCACCTGACATATCAGTTGTGAACTCTAGTCGTCCAGCTCCTGTGATAGTAAGTGTGTCTGTTGCATCTACATAAGTAGCTACGATTCCAGCTTCAGTTAGGATAGCTCGGTCAGCTGCTGATACTTCATAGTATCCAGCAGCTGTGTCTTGTCCTGTTGCTGCACCGTTGATCATGTTAGCCATGATAGCTCCTTGTGCGTCTGCTGTAGCAGCGATGTCAAATTCACCTGCTGTTGCTGGAGTTGCTTTCGCTGTGAAAGTAACACCTAGGATAGTTACAACTTCGTCAGCTGTAGCTACGTCAACAACTTGTGTGACTTCACCTGTTAGGTTTTCTGAGATGTACATAACAGCGTTTCGTACAACACCTGCGTATCCGTTCTTGAATACTGAACCAGCGATATCGATGTCCTTGCCCATCAAGTACTGTTCGATGTCAGCAGCAGCATATGAATCGACAACTAGTGCCATGTTCATTGATACTTCTTGGTTTTCTTTTCGTCGTAGTTTTGCAGCCATTCGAGTCGTCATCTGCGGTACAGTTGTAGCAGATAGTGTGATTGGAGTTCCTGTAGATACAAGAGAAGTCAAGTCACCACTGTCGAATGTGTTTGCCGCGTTTCGTACTTCAGCAAAACATTTGAAGTCAAGATCTTGTGCAACTTTGTGTGCAACGTCTTGTCCAATGTTTTCTCCGGGGTTAAGTGGTCCAGCTTGTGTTACTTCACCGTCAGAGATACGGAATACAGCTTCTTTTTCAAGGTTGATAGTCAACAGTTCTGAACTATCTGAGATAGTGTCGATTGTTGAATCAGCTCCTCGGGTTACGTCTCGCACAACAACACCTGAGATGTCGAATGCTACTCGTTCAACGCTTTCTCCAAATCGTAGAGTTGGTTCAAAACGCGTGTTCATAATTTCCTTAGACACTAGCGTCTTTAGGAATGTGTCCTGGTAAGAATTATCGAACTCAGGGCGAAAATCAGTTAATGAAATATTAGTTCACCTTTTTTGAGTTTGTGTAAAGGAGATACTTCTCCTCAAACAAATGCTCTTTCCATATCGTTTTTTTATGACATGGACGGCATAGTGACACGCCGTTTGTTAGGGTAAATAATTTACTCCTGTCTGACCTGACTGGAATAATGTGATGAGGTTCCAGATAACACTTATTTTTGAAACATTCTTGACACGTATAATCATCTCTTTTGAATACCTGTTCTCTCCAAGTTTTCCACGCTGAGGTACTACGACTTCTCCTATTAAGAGAGGTTATTCCTCCTTTCCAATTCCAGTGCTTGTCACCCGTGTGACTTTCACTTATTTTGGATCGTGTTTCTTTACTTAGAATTTTACCAAGATGAGACTCACTCATCTTTTTTTTGGATTCATCTGAAAACTTAAAGTTAGTTAAGGGGTGTTGACTGTTTTTAAAACGAACAACATTAGCTTCACTAATCTTTAGTTTACTTGAGTCACTATGCTTTCTCCCAGTCCAATCTAAATTGGAATTATCTCTGAGCAAAGCTTTCTCACGCATCTTTTGTTTTGTTTCTTCTGTGTGTTTAGTTCCTAATCGCCCATTTCCTTTACCTTTTTTAGAAAGTCGAATTTTTGCCTTTGCTTCCTCAGACATCTTTTCTCCTTTTTTCATAAGACAAATTTAATGGATTACCCCGCCCGTTTAGCGACGGTTATCGTTGTACTGCTTTCTCAAATCAGGGTCTGCTAAGACCTGTCTTCGATATTCAGTATCTTTCGATGCCCGTTGCATGTCTACCTTCGTGTCTGCGGTTCCACCTCTAGGTACAGTGGTTTCCGTGGTGCGCTTACCAGGGATGGCGTTACCATACGCCTCGTCGAGTAGCTCTGGGAAAGTCTTTGCCTTATTAGCAGGACTTAGGGCCATTTGCTTAATTAGAGCAAGATTGGCGATGTCCTTATATTCAGGGTTTTCCGCAATAGCTTTATTCAGGGCAGCAGTCAGCTTGACATCTTGGTCAGCTCGCTTTCCGTCCTCTTCAATTTTTGCTAGCTTAGCAGCAAGTTGTTTAACCTCAGAATCTTTTTCGGTATCAGCTACGGTTGTGTCCGCATCCTTATCTTCTCGCAATTCCGCAAGCTCAGCTTCGAGGGCTTTTCGACGAGTAATCTCTTTATCAAGTCGTGCTTTGGGAATGTTGTCAGAACCGTTGTCATCTGTAGGTGTTTCCTCCTGAAAGTCACCCGCTGTAACTTCAGTTACTTGCTCATCATTTACAGTTTCTTCTGGAGCAGTGTTTACCTCTTGCTCTTGAGTATTGTCGACGTTAGTCATAGAAATCCTGTTTTTTATCTGGTCAGTCCAGTGGGTCTTTTAACCGTTCCCAAACGTATCTTAATTATACCACGCCACAGAATAATGGTGTGTGTAGTCTGCCTAAGCGGGCGGGGAGATACTTAGACAGACTACACACCTCACTATTGTGAGAGTGCTTCCTGTAGCTGTTCGAGAAGGTCACTTTCATTAGCCCTAGCTGCGTTAAGCAATGCAACTAAACCTAATCTTGTGTCGATGTCTGCTGCGTATGATTGGAACTCAGCCAATGTATTTGTGCTTCGGCCTGAGCGAATCTTGTACACGGCTGATACGGTGTCCTCAAGCAGCAGAGCAATTAGCTTCTTACCGCCAGGGGTATCAGCTAAGGCTTTGATGTCTTGGAGAGAATCGATCTGTTCCGCAAGGATTACAGCCTCTTCGTTTCCCCCATCCTCTATTGTCTTATCCTTTAGGGACATCGGGGTCGATAGTTACTGCTTCTTCACTTTTTACAAAACCAAACTTTTCGTATACCCCTTCGAGTAGTTCATCGTACTTTGCTAGTTGCTCAGCAACTTCTGCTAGTTTTGGTTCTGCTTCGTTTACGACGTTCTTGTTTTCAAACGCCATCCATACACTGTGCATGTCCTCGTCTGACATCTCAGCTACGTGTGGGTGGTTTCGCTCAATGTTCTCAATCGTTGCTTTACATAGAGAAACTTGTGCGGTCATCTCACGCTGTAGTTTTAATAGGTTAGACTTGTGTTGCTCAATCAGGTCTGGTGTAAATTCAGTAACGACATTCTTCCGTTCGATTACTGAGTCTTTAAAGTTCTCTTCGTTCAGCTCCTTCATCTCGAAATCATCGAGGTTTAGTTTATCTGACATTTTGTTGCATTACATCTGCTAATGGTTGTGCCGGCCCTGGCTGACGTAATTGAGCTGGTTTTCGTGCTCCCCCGCCTGCTAGTGCCGCCTCTTGTTCTTGACGTGCTTGGTCTTGTGCAGCTCGCGCTGTGTTAGATACAATCACTTGGTCAAGACTTCCTACGTATTGTAACATGGTGCCTACCTGCTCATTATCCATATCTTCCTCGTGATCCAAGAGGTAATCTACGAACCGCTGCTTGTACGCTGCGTTGGCCATTCGGTTCGGCTGGATTCGCTTTCCATCAAGGATAGATTCGATATCTCGCTCTGCCTCAGTCATAATCTTAGCATTACCATATTTGTCTACATCGAGCAGCTGACGGATAGTTTCTTTATCTTCTCCAGCAATCATTCCTAGTCGTTCAACAATAACTTTGAAGTTCACTTTACCTTCTTGTCCTAGAAGAGCTGAGTAGTACGCACCTGCTGAACGCTTACGGTTCTCTGACAATGCTAGTTCTGCGTTTGATTGCTCAGTCATAACTGCAAACTCGTCGTTCTTCCTGAAGATGTCTCGACGTGAGATGTCCTTTACTTCAATTCCTTCTGGACCGATGATGTCTACAGCAATCTTTTTACTGAGGTGCTCTCGCACTCCATGCTCAAACAATACAGCGAAGCGCTTGTACCCAAATGAGTATGACTTGTTGAATAGCCCGAAGCGGTCAGCTACGTTCTGTTGGTTTCCTTCATAGATAGTTGCTCGTCCGTCTGTGTCCTCTACACCTTTTGCTCCGGCTGTTACACCTGATGCTGAGGCTTTGATTCCTTCAAGCGCTGCAAATACCTTTAGTGGAGTTTCGATAGATGGCGTCTCTTGGATCTTGACAGCGTTAGCGGCGGTACCAGAAGCAGACTTGATGTATCCATCCTTCCGATACTTCAACTCAGCTAGGTTACTCACAGCTGTAACGTCCACTACACGCATCGGTCGGTTGACTCGTTCAGCGTTATCAAGCATCTGGTTGATAGATACTGACTGCGCCATGATGAGCTCTCGCACGTAATCACATGGAGATGGTGTCCAGAACTCTGTTAAGTCAGGCGTTGCTGCGAATGTCCAGAATGGCCATAGTTCGCTTTCAAACAGTTCCTTCAAAGGTTCTACCCGAATAGCTTTGCCACCACTCTCCGTCAATAGTAGGTAGTATCGATTACCCTCGTACGTTGTATACCATTCCCAGAATACAAACTTGTCCTTAGACCCGATGTTCTTCTCAGGTGTTTTATGTTCGTTAGCGTATGTTCGGTTGTTCTTGTTGTTCTGCTCCTGACTAGATTCAGTAGAGTTGCCTTTACCAGCAGCCAATTCTTTTACAACTGTCTGGATGTACGCTGAGTCCTTCTTCATGTCGTTGATGTCCTTAACCACTCCGTACCGTCCCATGTACCGTCCACGCTCAATATCAATCCCTCCAGCATCAGGGTCAATCAAGAAGTCATATACGTCTACGTTGTCGAGGTGGGGCTGGTAGCCATCCTTATCTGAAGAGGCTGAGTATGCGTAGATAGCTCGTCCGTAGATAATAGCCTGCTTCTTACCTGCAATATCTTTGATGTCCCAGAAGTTACGGTCAGTATCAAAATCCTTCAAAGCGTTAAGTCGGTCGACTCGTGGTCCTTGTGCCTCCTTACGCTTCATAAACTTAAACGTCAGGGGAGAATCGATCTTGCTCAACAAAGTATGCACATGCTCTTGCATCTGTCCCAAGTCCACGTTTGCTCGTGATTCATTGCTTTTTACCTTTTTACCGTAGTAAAGGTCTTCATTCTTCTGCCAAGACGCGATTCGCCCCTGCTTATATCGCCGTGCGTGCTGGATTTCTTCCAATGCCTGCACTACAATCTTGTCTCTCGTCTCTTTTTTAATAGTTTTTGCCATAAGTGGGACCCGCCACTGAACAAATTGATCTAATATGAGTAAATTATACCATGTTTAGATACCGATATCGCTGAATAATGGCTCTTCCTCCTCAATTTCTTCGTATTGCTCGGTAAATCGCGCCTGCTTACGCATCTGCCAGCCAATAACTGCCGCCATAAGTAAATCGAAGTGTCTTGTTACCATACCAACCTTCGTATCTGTCATGTCCATAGTAGTATATGACCGCATTTCCTTCAGCAAGTTCTTGTCATAAATCTTAATCTTCCCGTCGTTGTAGTCCTTACGAAACTCGAAGAACATTAAAGGCTTAGACTTCCTAGTAGTTGTCCATCCTAGCTTCTCAGTACGCTTCAGTGTCCGACTCCCCTCATTCACCTGCGTATATATGTTTGGATACCCGCGCATTGCAGCGAGCGTAGCGTGCCCGGTGTTGTTGGCTTCAGGCCCGATAATACAATTACCGTACTCAGCTCCTACTCGCATCAACTCATTACCAAACAAGTCAGGTGGAATACGGTTATTAAAGTACGTTCCAATCAGGACCCCAATATCATCGTCAAATGTCCCAAAGTCATACAGAGCGAGTGTGTTCGCGTCGCGCCCTATCCCTTCGCTTGTATCAGCCCCTATGCCGTATTTATGGTGTGGTTGGTACTTTCCCCAGTATTTCACCCCTGCGCTCTCTGAGTGGGGTTGTGTGGCCGCTGCGATGTCCCTGTCGACTAGTGTACGGTCAAAGAAGGCTGTATCGGCCCGTGACGGGTCGCACATGTACTCGCCGTAGAAATCCTCAGCGTCAGACTTGATAGATTCAATCTTCTCTTTGTTGTATCGCTCAGGCCATGTCGGTTCGCCATCCTCGTCCATAATAGCAATCTTATCGACAACTATGTCCGACTTGTTTAAAAACCACTGGATAACACCCTCATCGGAAATGTAGTTACCGTTGCACATGTAGTTACCGTCAGCCGATAGTGAAGAAATAGCTTCATCAATCCGAAAGATAGTTGCCTCCGTAGTAGTCAGGGATGCAATAGACTCCCTGTCCTCCACATCGTCGAAGATAATCCAGTCAGGACGGTTGGCATCCTGAATGTGACCACGCTGTGTCTGCCCAATGGTACCGGCAAGCAACTTCCTACCGTCGCGTGTAGTAAAACTACCCATCGTC